ACCTATTATTTATACTTGGCTGAATGAGGAACACATTAATTATGATAAAGAGTTTCTTAACAACTACGTGCGCGCGCGCGAGGATTCAGCTGATATTGATGCAGAGAAAATACAAGAACTTGCAGAGTTGACTTTAAAAGGAAAATACGACCCTCAAAGCGCTAGAATAGCACTAGATGCTTATAAATGGAGTGCAGGTAAAAAGAAGCCTAAAAAGTATGGAGATAAGTTAGATTTAACTACAGGAGATAAGCCTATTAGTTTTACTCCTATATTTGGAGATAACCCATTAGATGAAAAAGAATAACTTTAAATACAAGCCTACAACGGCATTATATAAAATTAAAGCCCTCTTAAGAAATATAAGCAGGGTTTTTGTTATTCAAGGTGGTCAAGGTGCAGGTAAGACAATATCTATACTAATGCTTATCATTGACTTTGCAATGCGTAACGATGGTAAAAAGATAAGTATAGTTTCTGATGAGTTATCTAAAATGAAGAGAACAGTTGTAAGGGATTTTCTTAACATAATGAAGGATTGGAATTTATACGAGTTAGGCACTTGGAACAAAACAGAAAATATATTTACTTTTAGTAATGGTTCTTTTATTGAGTTCTTAGGTTTGGATATGCACGATGTAGGGAAAGGAATGAGAAGAGATTTAGTTTACTTTAATGAGGCTAATAAATTAAAATTAGAAGCTTATAGACAAGTTGCTTCGCGTTCTAAAATAAATATAATTGACTTCAATCCAGATAGTTTATTTTGGGGTCACGATTTAATAACAGATGATAATTTCATACAATTAACATTTGAAGATAATGAGTATTTGCCTAAAGAAGAAGTTGAAAGTATTTTAGAGTATAAATCTAAAGGGTATGCAGAAGATGGAACTATTATAAATGATTATTGGGCTAATATTTGGCGAGTTTACGGACTTGGAGAAATTGGAAGTGTAGAAGGTCGTATTTACAATTGGAAAAAAATTAATTACAACGAGTACTTACATATTAATTCAGAGGTTTACTATGGTGTAGATTGGGGTGCAGTAGACCCATTTGCAGTTATTGAGGCTAAATATTACGATGGTAACTTATATGTTCACGAGATAAACTATGAAAGTGAGAATGAGATAAGAAGAAAATTAACTACTACTCAACAAATGCAAATAAATGGTTTAGAAAGTGATGGACTTGTAACTTATTTATTTCAAAAATGGGGCGTTCCTAAAAACAAAAACATTATAGCTGATAGCAATAGACCAAGTAAAATATTTACTTTACGTAATGCAGGGTGGGAGCGAATTAGGGCAATAGGTGCAAAATCTAAATTATTAGACAGAATTAATATGTTGCAGTCTATAAATATTTATTATACTTCTACAAGCGATAATATAGCTTTTGAACAAATGAATTATAGCTATGAAAAAGATAAGTTTGGTAATACATTAGAAAAGCCTATTGATGCTAATAATCATACAATTGACGCAATTGCATATATTGTTCAAGATTTATTTAATAATGGTGTAATAAAAATAATTTAACTATATTTGTATAACTAAACAAAAAACATTATGAATAAACTAATAATGAAATTAACGGACATTCTTTATCTTAAAATAAAAGAAATAAGAAATAAAAGAAAAGTTTTAACTAAAACTGATACTTATTTAACTTTTGAGGAATATGTTATTAATTACGAATCATCTTTTTATACTACGCCAACAAACTACTCTAAAGGCAAGGATTTTGATGGTAAACTAATAGATATTAAAGAATGTTGTAATATTTATGATAAATTGATAATACATATAATCAAAGATGATAAAATAAAAAAATATATAAAATATAAATAAAAATTTAATAAAAAACTTGTTTATTAAAAAAAAAGATTATCTTTGTGAGAATTAAAACAGGTTTAGTGTCGTGATGACAGAAAACAAAAAACAAATAGTTAGCGTATAACCTTATCATTAAGTTGGTAAGGCTATACGTTTTTTTATTATATAAATATGGCATTTAACTTTAATATCAGTTTTGGAAATAATAAACTACCTAACTATGTAGAACGCAATAGTGATGGTTCTTTTTGGTATGGTATAAAAGACTTCTTTACAAGTAGCGATAGCGTAAAAGGTTTTAGTACTACTCAAAAGAAAATTGAAGCAGCGTTATACAATCCAGCGGTATTAAAAGTGTTATCTTATAGAGCTGATATTTATAGCCAAATAAAGTTTAACGAGTTTAACAATGATAAGTTAATACAAGAGGACTTTTTATATTCTGAATCAAAAAAACCGAACCCGATGCAAACGTGGGTAGATTTTCATTATGACGTGTCTTTTTGGCGTGATTTAGGAACTGCGTATATTTATAAAGAATTTGATACTTTGTACTGTTTAAATCCAATGTATATTGATATAAAAGAAAGTCAATTAAAAGAGTTAAATAAATATAGATTTTCTGAAAGTAAAGTAAAACAAGCACGTAAAGGAGAATTTAAAGCTAAATTTAATTGTGATGCTGAATGGCAAACTTTAAAATTAGAAAACCTTTATATTTTATCAGACCTTTCAACTTCTGTTAGTGGTAATTGGTTAGAAGGGAATAGTAGAATTGATGCGTTATATGACGTTATTAAGAATAGTAAATTATCTTTAAAAGCTAAAAATAGAAACTTATTTTATAGTACTAAATTTTCAGTAAGTGGTCAGCACGATGCTAAAGACCAATTTAGTACGCCTATGGGTAGTGACGAACAAAAAGATATTACGCAAGGCTTACAAGGAAATAAAGAGATTTATGCTACTAAACAAAAGATAGACGTTAAACAATTAGTATCTAATCTTGCAAGTTTAAAATTAGATGATAGTTATATTGCTGATTTGTCTATTATTGGTAATATGTACGGACTTACTAAGGATGTTTTAGATGTAGTTATAAAAGGAAGTACACACGAAAATAAAGAAAAGGCTATCGGTGCTTTTATTGACTATTCAATGATGCCAAAAGTACAGCAACATTCAGATTTATACGAGTTGTTATTTGATAAGCAAGAGATTAGAGGTTCTTTTAAACATTTACCATTTAATGCAGTATTTGAAAGCGAAAAGATTAACAACACTAAAATTGAATTAGAGAATTTAAAAATAGCTGCTGAACTTGGTTTAGACGCTACTTTAGTAACTAATAAATTAAAAGAGCTTTATGGATATTAAAGAGATAAAAAACCAATTGGAGTACTCTATTTTGGATTTAACAAAAGAAATAGCTATACTCAATAATATTATTGAGTCAAAAAAAGAGTATAGAGAAAAGCAATTAAATGTATTAGAGATATTTAAAAATGTTGTTTTTTGTAAAGATGAAGAAGATGGTTTAATGTTTTATAAAGATAATTTTATTATGGATGTGAAGGAAATTAACAAAATGCTAAATAACAAAAACTTAAACCCAGAGTTAAAAAAAGCATTAGAGAAAAGAAAAGATATTTTGTTAAACGATAAAGAAGTTGAGAAATGATAAAATGCGAGATATTAAATAAAGAGTTCGAAACAAAAGAACTTATGTTTAGCGAGTTAAGAAAGTATAAAAAAGAACTTTTAGACTTTAAAACTTCACAGATTTATAAGAGCTGTGAAAAGGAAAATAGTATCTATTCAAGACCTATTGACGTATCTAAATATTCAGAAACTAACAAAGGCATTAAAGGAGATGACAATTTCTATTACATAGCGGTTAATTCAACAAATATTTTAGATAGTCATAAAGATGTTCACGTTGATGGTATATGGAATAAGTCAGTTAACGAAAGACAAAACAAAAACTATCTTGTTTTAGACCATAAAATGGAAGTTGGTAATACTGTTGTTAAAAAAGAATATGTGGAGATGTTCACAATGAAACTACCATTTTCAGCAGTAGGTAAAAACTATGAAGGAGAAGGAGAATTTTTAATTTATAAGTTCCCTAAAGATAAGGTAATAAATACAACGGCTAAAGAATGGTTAGATAGTGGAGATGCTATCGAGAGTTCAGTAAGGATGCAATATGTTAAAGTATCTTTAGCAATGAACAGCGAGAGTAAAGAAGATGTTGAAGAAAAAGCAACTTATGACGGTGCAATTGATAAGATTGCTAATAAGTCAGACTTTGAAGAGATTGACTATTTCTTTGTAGTTAAAGAGGCTAAAAATGTAGGAGAAAGTAGTTTAGTATTAGCAGGTAGTAATCACGTAACAGGAGTTATTCCTATTGAAAATAAAACAGAAGCCGATAATATCACTTCTGAAATTAAAGAAGAGCCGACAGAAGTCACTCAAAAACGAAAACGAAGTGTAATAATTTAAACATTAAAAAAATGAATTTTGTAAAAAAATCAACAGAAGAGTTAGAGAAAATGACTCAAGCAGAATTAGACAACTACAAAAACGATTTAGAAGCGTCTAATAAAGCAGAATTAAAAGCTGAATTATCAGCAGAGAACAAAAACGAGCTTGAAAAAGCTACTAATGAATTAAAAGAATTTATGTCAACTGAAATTGGTAAACAATTGTTAGAGGTTACTTCTAAAGGTTCTGAAAAAGTAGAAACTTTAGCAGAACAAATTAAAGAAAACAAAGACAAAATTAAATCTATCATCAAAGGAGATAGAAAAGTTGAAGTAGTTGTTAAAGCTGATACATTAAGAGCTTCTATTTCTAATAACACAGAAGCTGTTAGACTTAATGACATTGGGCAATTAGGTGTTAAAAGACGTGCATTATATGACTTCTTTACTAAAATACCTGTTGGAGATGGTAACCATAACGGAACTATTGCT